TTCCAACACCCATTGGATTTCTTGTCAACCTCTGGAGAACTTCTCCGTAGGTCTTCCCTTGGGACAACATGGAATTCGCAACCAGGTCGAGGACGTTCCCAATTGCTGATGCATTGTAGGGATCGAGCCCGATGGTGTTCACCGTCTTGTACGTGTTTCGCCAGCGGTCGTCTCCACCGAAGTAGGGATGGAAGAGAGAAACATCTTCGACGTTCCGGGTCCAGTCCTTCTCGATATCTTCCAGCGACCGATTTGGATTTCTGGCTTGAACCTCTTTATAATATCCGTCCGCAGACGTTGCGTTGGGATTCCTGCTCTTCCAATCCATGAAGTCCACACCCCAGACGTTTTCGACGTTCGTTTCAAAGGCCCGGAGTTTATTCGCTGCTTCCTGCGCTCGTGCTGCAACGATGGAAGCGAAGGTGTTTCCAGATGCACCCACATCGTCCAAGTATCCCTGTGGGTTGTTGAGCCATTGACGTGAAAAATTCCTGAACCGATCTCCGTATTTCGGTGCAGCATCACGGAGTCCCGTCGCATCTCCTATTTCATCGGTGCCTAGTCCGTGTCCCAGAAGGTAGATTGTCTCTGCCTGGTTCCACATCTTCCCCCTGTTTCGTAGGGCATCATATGTTCCGGAGCCGGGCATCTTGTAAAATTCGCTGAAGAAGAGATCCTGGTTGCTCATCTGACGCGTCCAGTCATCTGCTGGAAGTAATTCGCGTCCATCGGTGCCAACAGGAGTCAGAGTGTCTGCCTTAGTGTCTGCCGTGCCGTCTTTCTTTACGGTTGTCGTGACGACTTCCGGGACGACTTCCGGGACGGCTGTCCCTGACCCTCTGGTAAAATACCAGACGTTAGGATTGTTTTTGTCCTGTTTGGCTGTGTCTCCGTTGGCCAAATTGAATCCCTTAGGAGGATCGTACCCCGATGTTGTCCGCGTTGCTCCTTCTTTTGTGTCTAGCCACGCTTTATTAGGATCAGGATCAGGACCAGTCTCGTCGGTAGAAACGCCAAAAGTCCAGTCACCTGCCCCTTCAAGACGATTAAAGTATTCATTATATGCATCTTGTGACAGGGAGAATGCAGCCCCCTTTTCTGAATACGACCCGATCAACGACTCAAGATCCGATGCCAACATTCCCGGCACTGTCCCTATTGGGCGCCACGGGTTCAGGAAAAGTCGTGCCATAGCCGCGTCGTAATTTTTCTTGAGAATCCCAGATGTTTTTCCAGTTTGTCCCTTCTTGTCCGTCTCAGAAAGATCATGCCAAGCACGAATGTCAGCTATATCAGATAGCCCCTCATTCTGAAATATTTGGAAGACATTATGAACTGAATCCTTCTCCATTGGCTCCCCAGCAGAGAGACCAAGATCCGTGGCTATCTCCTCAGGTGGTTCCTTAATCAGTTTAAGAACGGCAGCACTGGGGTCATCTGAATTGAGGGCCTTGACGAAAGCAGCCTTGATCCTCTCAAGCTGTGCGTCTGGACCCGTCCCTTCGGTTTTCACGACCCTCTTTGTACCCTTGTCTACCTCAATCTTGACATCAGGAATAAAGTTTTCGTGACCTTCTCCCCAGTAATCGTTCCATGCCGCCCTTTTCTCTTCCCATGCCTCCAAAGCAGCAGGTAAGGCTAACCTTCCCGTATGTCCGCCTCCCAGATTTTCCACTGTTGGTCTGTCGCCAGGGTCTTCTGGAATAGCGGGGGCAGGTGTTGTCGCCTCACCCAGTGCCGCCTCTATTTCAGTCTCGAAATCCACTTCCGGTGTCACACCATCAAGCGGACTTTGATATTCACGATAGAGCCTCTCAATCTCCTCTGAGCGGGCTTCCCCTTCTTTAACTAGTTGTGCATCTGTTATTCTCTGCACCTCCTTTAGGGTGGACTCCGGCTGGCCACCGATGGATTCTATCATAGGCGTAACCTTCTTCAAGATGACGTCTAATTCTTCCGTGCTTAAACCAAGGTTTGCAAGATCAGCAGAAGCACTGAGAGTTTTAGTTTGCACTATTTCAAACACTGCCTTCTCTTTGGGGTTCAGGATAACCGGTTCGGTTGTGGGAATCGGTGTGGGACGATACTTCGCAAATGGATCAACGGGCGGGCGCCCACCGCCAGGGCTAAGGGCCTTCGAGATTGCATCCTGTATGGTACTCGGTGACGGTCCAAATTCGGTTTGCGGTAGAGCGTCGTCAGGAACATAAGACGCTCCCGGTGCTATCTGCGGTATCGAAGCGGCAGCCGCTCCACTAAGCAAATCATCTATGTAATCATGTATGGGGCTCGATGTCGGTATGTTTGGATCGACTCCCGCCATCACATCCTCCATCCCTATTTGTCCGCCGGGTAGAGCTTCGTCAGGAACATAAGACGGTCCCGGTCCTGTTATCACCGGTACCGAAGCGGCAGCCGCTCCAGCACCGGAAAGAAACTCCCGAAGCGCATTTGGTACGCCCGACAATGCATTGATCATATCAGCAGGATTGATCCCTGCCGGAAGTATCCCGGCCTGAACGAATGGGTCGCCCTGCATATTCTGCGTAATGATGTTTGGTTCAACCGCGTCCACGTAATTGATCCCGCCTCCGGGTTCGTCAAACGATGTCTCGCCGAGGTCACGCATAAGACCTCCACCGGGGAGCATGAGGGGATCATCGATGAGTCCGCCTCCGGGTTCTTCAAACGGAACGCTACCGATCTGGGTCTTGACATCTTCAGGAAGATCATCGAATGTGACCATCTCATCTTCGGGCAGCATTCCGGCCATCAGCAATTGATCAAGGGCGTCTCCACCAATTGCGTCTCCGACCATAGGTCCTGCAATTCCCATGTCCTGTTGCGTCATGGGACCGGGAACTTGTGTTTCCCCGAAGAATGCATTCAGGGCAGCTTCGTCGATCATTTCCTCGATATTCATATCGAACTCTTTCAGGCCAGTGGCCCGTCCGCTTTCGATATCCTCAGGAGATATGCCGTATGGTGCGTACATATCTTCTTGTTCTTTACGCGCAATCTTTTCCAGTGCCTGCTCGACGGTCGTGGATTCCCCTTCCGTGAGTTCCCAGATGACCTCATCGTTCCCCATCCACTTGTGAACTGTTCCATAGAGATAGGGAACGCTATCTATCTCATCAAAATCTTCATAATGGTACGGTGACATTTAGATTGGCCCTCCCTGTGCGCCAGGTCGTGGTGTTCCGGGTGGAACGACGGGTCCCATTGGTGGTGTCGGAGCGGGTGGCGGTGCCCCCATCATGGCTCCCGGAAGAACGGATGGATCGATGCCGGGTGGTCCCATGGGTGGAGGTGGCCCCATTGGTGGAGGTGGTCCCATCGGTGGGGGCCCCATTGGTGGACCCATCGGTCCTTCCATTGGTGGGCCCATTGGGCCGCCGGGGGGTGCAGCCATACTTTCTGCTGCTGCTTTCTGTTTCTGGAGGAGAACAAGCATGAGTTCTCCGGAGTAGAACTGAACGAGGTCTTGTCTCCCCTGTCGTTCTGCTGCCTGCAAGAGTGTCCAGAGTGTTGCTTCGGGCAGCATCTTCTCGGCGATTTGTTCCTTGATGGCGTCGTCCATGTTATCCGCATCCTGTATGGCAAGGATACGATCCCGGATGGCGCGGTCGGAGAGCAGGGGCGTGTCGCCTTCCCGTGCAATCTGTGCCATGGCGTAGCGGCTCATATCATCCTGCGGCAGTTCGCCGACGAGGTTGATCTCTGGTGAGCCTGCGCCCTGAATCACATCGGGTGTAATCTCTTCGCTAAAATAAATACGGTTGCGATCCATGCCGGAAACCTCGATGGCCTTGTAGGAGCCTGTTGCATACTGGTCGCTGATGCCGTCGAAGATCATCTTGTAGGCTTTCTCCATTCCCCGGAGGTACTTGGAGATCACGGTTTCCACGCCCTGTCGGAGCGTGTTGATGGCAAATCCCGATAGCTGGAACGGCACTTCGCCGTAGACGCTGTGGGGGAGGGCACCGCGCTGCATTTCTCCTGCGACGAGTCCCATGAAGGCGCCTGTTTCCCGTGCGACTTCCAGTAATCCCAGTGGTTGGATATCTTCTCCCTGTCCGAGGGCGACTTCGCTGCCTTCGAGGTAGGGATCTTCTTCGAGTGTTTTCGTTCCGTCCCTGCTGATGACCTTGATGCCTTGTCGTCGGCTGCGGGCGGTGAGTTCCAGCATGGTACTCATCATCAAATTATGGTTCGGGTAGAGGTCGCGTGTTGCCTTGAAGACGGATTCTCCCATATCGGCGATGGTATCCTGCATGGTTCCCTGGTCGATGGGAACGATCATGGGGTTGGAGCCGATGGGGCCGATAAAGACGGGAACACGTTCTGCTCCGTGTTTGATCTGTTTCTTCACGACCCGGAGGTTGGGGGATTCCATCGATCCGTTATGGACGATGATGGTGTTGTATTCCTTGTCATAGAAGTCATAGACCAGTGATCCCTCGGCGTTGGCCGGTGTGTCCCAGTCGATCTTGACGTTATACTGTGCAAAGATCTGGTCTTTCGTCTTGACCATCTTATAGCAGGCCCAGTCCAGACCATCGGGGCCTGTTCCCCAGTAGGTATGTAATGGGTCCCACGGCGTAATATCCACATAGGTGCTTCCGTCTTCGCGTTTGGCGAGGAGGGAGCGTCCGGCATACCAGCCTCGGAGGACGGAATACCATCCAAGCTGGTCGCGGAGAGTGGGCTGCATCATGGAGCAGAGTCGTTCGTCGGCGGCTGCGAGAATCCCGATGAGGAATTTTTCCTTGAGGTCGTTCTTTTCGCGGCGGTCTGCATCCGCTGCTGCGTGGGGGATACGGACGGTCATCTCGGAGCTGGAGATCCAGCCCATCACCTTATCGGCGAATGTCTGTGGTTCGTTCGAGGTATAGCTCTGGTAGCCTTCCCCGGCGTCATAGGGTTTCAGGCGGTAGAGTTCGTGGTCGTCTTCCATCCGTTGACGCAGTGCTTCCGTTGCGTTGTAATGTCCTTCGACGAGTGCAACAATATCTTCCGGTTTGCGTCGTCGTGCCATTTATGACCACCTTTTGACGGTTATTGTATTCCTTTTGTCAATATATCCATAGCCAAAGCGGTCGATCAGTCCATAAATCAGTGCTTTGACCGCGTGATTGTTCTTGTCTTCCGGTGTATCACCCATAATATTCCCATCGCGGTCGGTTTTCCACTGGTAAGCCCGACTTTGTCCATCGAAGGGGTTGGGAACGACCCCGAATTCGCTGAGAACGCCATGACAATGGGGTGCGATCACGAGGCGTGGCGCATGTGTCTTCGGATCGATCTTGAGCCAGCCTTTCA